GCCCATGGCCAGGAGTGCGAGTAGGGTACGCATAAATTGAGAATTTTAAGGAGTCTAGCGGCGCATAACGCCGCCGTTACTGTTTCCGCGCGTGGCGGATCAGATGAGCGAGTGTTTTCGCACACTCGCAAAGCGCCCGCGCGGGAGAGGGCAGCCGGGGATGGTTTTAGCAGGTGCCGCCGGTCATGATGCCTGCTGAGAAGGTGAGCGTGCAATCCGATGCGCCACCCGAGGCGCGGACGGTTTTTGTGCCGCTAAATGCCGCGCCGCTGGGCGGGGTCATGGTGCCAGTGAACGAAATATCGCCAGTCCACAGCTTACGAAATGGGGTAGTTGATGCCCCTAAGTCGGCGGTGGTCACGCCGCTCGCTGGCTTGACTTGTCCATAGGTCGTGAAGGCCGAAGAGTGGATGTTGTTGAGGTAATTCGTTCCGTTGCCGATGACGTAGGTGTTGGAGGAACTGAACAGCAAATCACCGGTGATATTGCCGTTGATCGTGAGCCCGACGATAGAGGCGTTTCGAGACGAGTCGATAACCGTTGTCCCGCTGACCTGGAATGGGTTTGTGGAGGTGGCATTAAACCGATTGGCTGTAGCCGCGCCGGTCACTGTCAGCGAGCCGCCAGTGGTTACCACGCCAGCGAAGTCAACCTGTCCGCCTTCCGTCGCCGTGATGACAGCAGAGCCATTGTGGGTGGTTCGGAATTCAGACGCGGAACCGTTAGGAACGGTACCAATCGACCATGCACCTGTTGTGGCTGAATTGCCCGCCACGGTCCAGTACGCTTGCTGATTTGTAACGCGGGTGGCGCGGTCCATCAGCAGAGAGGAGCCGTTAGTAACGCTTAGATTTGCCGCAACGGTCTGAGCCGCGCTGAAGGTGTTTGAGACATCGCGCCCAGCCAGCGTCATGTTCGTATCCGGCACGGTCAGCACGCGAGTGGTTGCCGTGGTCAGACCGTCCACTTCGAAGCGCACGATCTTCGTCGCATCGCTGGAGCCCTTGGCAATGCCAGTGGTGTCCACGACTGGCAACGAGGAGCCACCCCAGCCCCACTGGCCAGAGCCGTCCGTCTGGAGGCATTGCCCGCTGGTGCCGTCGGCACTCGGAAGGGTCCAGACGGTCGATGACGCCACTGATTGAGGCGCGCGGATGCCCACGTAGTTCTGTCCGTTCGTGCGCCGCTCCTGCATCCGCAGTTCGCCCGTGGCGCTTCCGGCGCTTTGGGTGATGGTAAGAGGCGTCTGTGACTGCCCGAACGCCGCCAGGGCGGCCAGGGCGCAAAGGATGAAGGGTTTATTCATAGAGCACCGAGTAAGGAGCGCACACCGCCCACCACTTACCGTCAGCACGGCCCCGGAACTGGAAGCATGTAACCGCGCCATCTTTTCCGGGGATCGTTGAGCCAAAATTTGTATTAAAGTCAGAGTCAAAACTGATCGTATATGGCCCAGCGCCTTGCGTCACGTAAAGCGTCAGGAGGTCCGCCGCCGTAGGCGTATATGGGCTAGCGATGGTGGTGTTGGCCGTCAGCGTTATCTCAATTGGCGTCGAGCCGCCGCCTGTTCCGGTCGAGCCGCCAGCAACAAACGAGCCCGTGGCGCCGCCGCCAGACGAGCCGCCCGCCATGGCCTTCCAGAACTCCACCGCTCCGCCCAGCCGGTTTGTGCTGATGGCCTTGACGGTGAATTGGAGCCATTGGCCGTAAACATCGCGTAGGGAAACTTCGCGGATGAGGTACGTTCCGCTGGCGACGTTGAAGTAGCTGTTTTCGATGGTCTGGAGTTGCCCCGGCCGCAGCGTGTGGCATGTCGCCTCTACTTGCTGGTCGGTTTCGTAGGTGATCTCGACGGCGTTGTTCTTGCGCGCCGCCACCAGCGCCAAGCCTTCGACGCTGGCCTGTTGCTGCCCGATGCCTGGCCGGTCGAACGGCAGCGCGTAGATGCCGCTATTGCCTTCGAGCGTGGCGGTGGCGGAGATGTCTGCGCTATCCTCTTCGGCAATGGTGTTTGCGCCGAACTTGCGGTATACCACGCGGAGCGTATCGGCCGCCGTGAGCACGGTTTCGTCGGCATCCTGCCGAATGTAGACCTTGCCGATTTCGTAGTAGTAGTCGCGGTCGGAGTCGGTCAGCCATTGGGCGAACTCTTTGTCCTCGCCGTTCACCTGGATGCGGACGATCTGCCCGACTGGGTTAGCGAGGGACCATTTGACCGTGGAGCCGTTGCCAGTGAAGGATTCGTCCTCATACCCGATTTGCTCGATATCGACGTTGACGAGCGCGGAATTGCATTTGTCTTCGCGCGTCGTGCGCACGCGAATGTTTCGATAGTTGCCGCTAGTGTTGTTGATCGAAAACGGCGCCGTTGCGAAGGTGCGCGGCTTGAAAAATAGATCGCGCTCCTCGTCAATCCACCACACATAATTCGAGGCGTCGGCAAGGGCGGCGATGGCTTCTGAGACGGATGTTCCGGCGTCAAAAATGACGGTATCCACCACGGCGCCGCTGTCGATGTTGGCGGTGCCGATTGGCTCGGACGTGGCCGCGTCGGTCAGCAACGCTGAGACAATCAGCCCGGCCCGGTTGGTGATGAGAATTTGGTCGAGCGTGCCGGCGTCGGTGATGTTGACGGCGGCGCCACCGCTGGTGAGGGAGAGCTGCAGCGCCGCGCCGCTGGCGGATATCACGAAGTATTCAACGGTGGCCGAGAGCCCGCCCGGAACCGCGCCGTTGGCGTGCGCCTTGACGCGCACTTTGTCGCCGTTGCTGAGGCTATGCGCCACCGTGCAGGTCAGCGTGTCCGTGCCCGCGTTGGCGGTGTACTCAAAGTTGCGCTCATAAATCAGCGGGCGGCCGGTGCTGGTGTTGTAGCAGAATCGGCGGTCAAGGAACTGCTCCCAGGACACGGCGCGGATCGCATAATATCGCCCGGTCGGGTTGGCTTCCGTGATCGAAAATTCGTCCACTTCGTCCACCGAGCCGGCCCATAGTTTCGTCGCGCCCTCGAATAGTTCGAGGTCTTTGCCGACGACCGGGCGGTAGCTGCCGTCTTCGCTAATGACCGTCACGCTCAACCCGGCGCGGGAGCCCAGCGAGTAGGACATGTCGAGCGTGCCCTGCTTCGCTGAGACGGTGGTTCCGTCGATTTTTACGATGGGATTAGGCAAGGCTTAGCCGCGGGGGATGACGCCGTACTGCTTCAGGGTCCGGGTGATTTCTTCGAGCGCGGCTTTCGGATCGCCGCCGTTGAGGTTGATAACGACCGACGCGCCGCCGCCCGCCATCGCGCCACGCCCCAGCAGGTCGTAGATGCCGAGGTTGGTCTTCCACATGTCGTCCAATTTGGCCATCAGGTGACCTTCGCGGAGCCATTCATCGGCGCGGAGGTTGGCGAGGTCATTTGCGGTTTGGAGGGTGTGCTTGACGATGAGGTCAAGCGATTTATTCATGCCGCTCATCTGAAAATTGCCAATGACGCCGGACACGGCAGAAACAACAGAGCCAACAGCTCCGACGATGCCGGTGAGCGAGGATGTGGCGGCCGAGGCTACGCCGCCGATGCCGCCAGTTTTGGCCGCCGCGCCGCCAAGATCGCCCATGGAGTCACCAGCCACGGATTTAATGACGCCAGTTCCGCCGCCGAAAACCTTGCCCATTAGCCCGCCAACGTCGAAGAGCTTGTCGGTTAGCTTTTTCAGCGCGCCTTCGATGAGTAGGCGGGTGATGGACTGCGCGGCCTGCTTCGCCACGTTGGTGAGCATGTCGCCGAGCTTTCCGCCCTTAAAGATCAGGTCGGTGATGCCGCGCGATAAGTCCGTGGCGACGGTGGAAATTTGCTGGTAGGCCGCTTTGCCTACCTTGCCCAGCTCCTTCATTTTTTGCTTTTGGGCTTCAAGTTGCTCCCGCGTCATCATGCCAGTCGGCCCGATATTCGGGAAGGCTTTGCCCATGCCGGGAAAGTCGCTCATCATGCCGACGTTCTCAGGCCCTTGAAATGTTGGCATCTGTGCCTTGGGCAGCTTCGAGAAGTCGATACCGTTCAGGTTTCCGAGGTCGGGCGCGTCGGATAGTTGGCGATAGGAGATGAAAAGCAGATCAAGCGCCTTGGCAACGCGCAGTGCTGACGTGACGGTTACCGCCTCGTACTTCTGCATGATTTCGGACATGTGGTTTACCGCGTCCGACTTCTTTTTGTCGGCATCGCGGAACATGTCAAACAGCGCCAACATTTCCATGGTCGGCAGCTTCGCCGATTCCATGGCCTTGGCGTGCTTTTCGACGGCAGCAGCGGCGGCCGTGTGCGCTTCGGCGTGCTTTTCGACGGGCGGCGTAGATTGCCCGAGGAGCTGCATATAGCCGGTGATGGCAGCCGTGCCAGCGCCGAACGCGAGCGGCGCACCAGTGCCAACGCGCTCGTTTAGCTTGTCGATGGCTTGCGCCGTTGTGTCTACCGGTTTCCCGCCGTGGTCAATCAGCCATTTCAGGAACAGGCCGACGCCAGCGGCGGCAGCGCCAGCGGCCACGCCGGCGAGAGACAGGCTGCCCGCGAATGCCTTTACAATCGGGATGCCCTTGTTGAGCACGCCGATGACCAGCGCGCCCTTTTCGATCAGCGTGCCGAGCGCGACGAGCGCCAACGGCGCAGCGGTCGCCACGGCGGTGAGGCCGATAGCCCAATCCTGCGTAGGTTGCGGGAGATCCCGGAACGCCGTAGCCAGCGCCTTCGCCTTCTCGATGCCCGGCGTCAGGAAGTCATCGAGCACGCGCTGCGCGATGGGCAGGAGTGTCTTCCCAAACTCGGCCGCCGCGTCCTTCGCGGCCATCTGGATATTCTCCCAGGAGTTTTTGTAGGTGTTGCCGGCGCGCTCGCCCTTTGCCAGTTCGTCGGTGATAATCTGGATGAACTTCTGCGACGAAATCCCCATGCGCTCGAACGTTTTCGCGGGATCGCCCAGCGCTTCGGCGCCGAACTTTTCCTTGATGATGGCGGCGAGTTGCGGGATGCGCTCAATGATCGGGTCGAGGTTTTCTTTGGTGACCTTGCCAACGGCGCCCAACTGGGAAAGCTGGCGGATGACCTCGTTGAAGTCCTCGCGCCCGCCACCGACGACAGCCAGCGCGTTGCCGAGTTCGGCCATGATGCGCCGCGATTCGTTAGCGGAATTGCCGAGAATTTGAAGGCGGATCGTTCCCTTTACGGCCTCTTCCAGCTCCAGGCCCGGCAGCTTCGCCACGTCGCGGAGCTTCGCCATTTCGGTCGCCGTGGCTTCGCTCGTTTTCATCACGGCTTTGAGGCCCATGGTGAGCGATTCCATGTCGGAACCGGCCTTGATCGCAGCGGCGCCGGCGGCGATCGACGGCGCGGAAAAGCCAATGGATAGCGCGGTGCCGGCGGCCGTGACGTCGGACGCGAACCGCTTCACTTTGTTCAGCGAGCGGTCTACCTGCTTGTCGAAATCGTCGGTGCTCGCGCCAATGCGCACAATGAGATTTGAGAGAATTGGCATGATTTACCGGCGTCGCGTGGGAGTAGAAGGGGGGTGGCTAGACTTCGCGGCCTTGTCCATCTCCGCGTTTTTGATGCGCAGATAGGCGGCCCATTCGGTCATCTCAGAGGAGGACATCCGCGTGCTGAGTTCGCACACGGGCATATGGAGGAGTTCGGCGAGCGCGAAGAGGCTTAAACGCTCGCCTGTGAGTTTTTTTCAAGGTCTTCGGCGGATTCCTTGAGGATGCCGGAGAGCTTGAGGATCTTTTCGCCGATGAGCTCGACGGCCGCCGCCGATTTCGTGAGAAGCATGTCCTGATGCGCGCGCTCGAATACCTGCTTGCCGGTTTCCGGGTCAGTCACGCACGCGATTACCGCGCGAACGGTTGCTACGCGGGTCTGGCCTTGGGCATCCTTATGAAAGTCCACCCGCTCGCCCGCGTTGAACTCGCGCACGCGAACCGTCTCGCCCCATTGTGGGACAAACAGGTCTTCAGTCTTTAGCTCGGCCGCTAGTACGCGGTCCAGGATCTTGCTCATTGGGCTCCTTTGCCGTGATCGTGATGGTTCCGGGGAGGTTCAGCACCCACCCGTTCTTGAAGTCGATTTCCGCGCCGTCGCGCTCAACGCGGTTGATTTCGGACGCGGGCACGACTAGCGCCCGCGCCTGTTTGTCGTAGTACATTACGTGGTCGAGAAGTCCACTTCGCCATGCAGCGCGAAGGAGACGTTTTCCTTAATGAGTTCGTTTTCGCCGCTGGTGATGCCAGCGCTCGACATATGCCCGGCCGCCATGAAGCGGTCATTCCCGGCCAGGTCCGTGTACAGGTAGAGCACGTAGTAGCTGCCCAGGTTCGTGTTGGCGAAGTAGGCGTTATTGTAGAAGCGCTGGAAGGAGATCGTGCCCGACTTCATGACCAACGTGCGCTCTTTCCACGTGTCGCCGAACGTCTGCGACTCCTCGGTGATCACTTCGGAATCGTAGGACCACTCGAACGCCTGCGCGGCCTGCGCCAGCGTTAGGTATTCGGCGGTGATCGTGATTGTTCCGCCGGCGATGTACCCATTCGTGAGGGTGATCTTCCCCGATGCCCAGCCAATTTGATAGTTGGCCTTTGGCACGGTCGAGACGCCGTCCAGCACGGTCACGGCCGCGTTGGGGTTGATCGCTCGTTTCGCCGTGTCTGTGATCTGGTAGGCACCGCCACCGAGGGAGGTTACTGCCTCCCCCGTCATGGCGGTGCCCGATCCGGTGGCGATGTAGATGTCGGCTGCGTTTCCTGCGAGTACGGCCATGATGGCTCCTTAGGTGTACGACAGCGCGCCGGTGCCGGTGAAGGTGTAGGAGGCGGTGATGATGCCGTTTTCCGGCGCGGAGAATGACGCCTGAACGAAGGCGTTCCCGCTGTAGTAATTCGTGCCGTCCAGGTAGAACCGGATAGCAACCGTGGATCCGGCGAGAAACGCGGTTTTCAGCGCGATGTGGCCGTTGGTGTCGGCGGTGTCGAGACGGCCGGAACCGCTGCCACTCCATTCCTTGATGGTCGAGGTGCGTTCCTTCCAGGTGTCGCCGAAGGCTTGCGTCTCTTCGAGTCCGGTCTGGACGTCGAGGGACCAGTTGTCCATCTCGCCGATTGTGTTGGTGCCGATTTTGAGCGCGGCAGCATTGCCTACCATTACAGCCATAGGGACTCCTTTCGCCTCACGGCGATAGCTAAAAGTGGGTGGCGGAACATCTCACGACGTGCCGCCGGCACCCGCGCCTAAATGGCGTGGATGATGTCAAATTCCAGGACCACGGAGTAGAGCTTTGCGCTCGTCTCCAGGTCGTGTTCAAACTCGTTGCGCCGCCCGTTGAGGTGCGTGCTGTAGACCGTCAGCGATCCGGCCGCCGTGGTGATTTCCGTTGCGTGGTTGATGACGTTGGTGTAGACCAGATCGGCCAGGTCTTCGGCTGCCTTAGGGTTGCCCTGCGCCATGCAGTACAGCGCCACCGGGCGCCGCGTGGCCGTCGGTGCGGCCGATCCAATGGAGTGGAATGGCGCGGAGTCGATCACTTCGATGACGATGGCCGGATAGTCCACCACGCGCCCTTGATCGGCGTGCATGTCGTACACCCGCGTTCCAGTCAAGTCAGTGATGGCGGAAACGGTCTGGAGGTACTTGTAGAGCGCCTGATAGATCCTCATGCAGCCCGCCCGAGTGCGTCGAATGCGGCCTTCACGCGCGATTCCAGCAAGCGCTTCACGTTATTTCGCTGTGCACGGATGGCGTCACGGAAGAACGGAATCGGCCGGCTACCGGGATGCTGCGTTTTCTTGGCGAAGCGTTTGAACAGGTTGCCGAACATGAGGAACTTCTTATCCTTCGGCGTGACCGTGTGCGCCTTCGTGCCGAACTCGACCAGATGCGCGTGCGGTGCCGCCTGCTTCAGCGTGTAGGCGTAGGCTTGCAGAAACGTCTTGAATTGCCGCCCAGCAGCCGCCGCAAGCGATCTTTTCAGCCCGCCCGGTGCGATGGCGCGGCCGCGGTAATTCGTCGCGTAGGGTGCCACTGGCGCGCGAGCTTTAGCCGCGTCGCTGATGAGGTTCGCCCCGTCAAGCAACGCCGCTCGCACTTCGGCGCCTTGCGCGGTCTTCTTGAGCTTTTCCAGTTGCCCGGCGAGTTCCGTGAGCCCTTCGATTTTGATGTTCAAATCGTGACCTCAGAGCATTGCAGGGATAGCATTTCGTTTCGTTCGTCTGGGTTGGCGATGGCGCGGA